CCCTTATCCTCGTCAGAAAAATCTGATGGCTTACCATCGAGAGCAAACAACTCTTTGAAGTGTACGATGTAGTATTTGCCTTGCTTATGCAGAATATGACAAGACTGGTAAAGTGTCTTGTCTTTGCGCGAAGCTACGCCGATGCGAGTCAGAGTCTCGCGGACTTTTAGGAAATCGTCTTCTTCTCCAAGCCTCACTTCAACTAAAGTTTCTAAAATATTCATGTTTCACCCTTCTGAATCTTTTTCTTTATTATTTTTATATGTTCAGAGGAGAGGATATCAAGAGCTGCCTTGGCAGCACGGCGGTTATAACCATAATATTCTGCAACCGCTTCGAGATCTCCATCCTTTTCTTTTTTCACCCACTTCGCAAAGCGTTTGCTAGGTCGTATGATATTTATCAAAAAGGAATATTGCAGTTTGTTGTCGAGACTATGGTTACAGTTCATCATGTTGGCGGCATGAATGGAATCGGCGAAGTAAGATAAAGAACGATTCGTTAGCCAAGGACTGTATGTCTTCTCGGCGAGAGCATCATTCTCCGTACCTTTCATCAGGTTCTTCTTGGTCGAATTGATTGAGTTCACGAAGTCGAACGGTTTCATCTTTGCGGCCTTTCATTATCACGTCTGCAGACTTATCAAAGAAATCTGCACACTTATCACATATTTCAAGAGAGACCATGCCATCATCAGTATTCATTTGTATTTCATGAAATGGCACGCTCTTCAGATACTTATCTTCACACACAGCGCACGTTTTATTTCGATTGAACCAGATCACAAGAACTCACAGTCGGCCATAATTTCTGTGAGACATGCCATGAGATTGATCTCAGGATCAGCAGCGAATGCATTCTGATACTGATACTTTGCGAGATGAAGTACGAGTTGCGGCATACTACCTTTACCGATATAATCCTCGGCCTTATCGAAGAAGGCACGAAAGAACTCGGTTGGTTCAATGTCAGACTCTCCAAGCCACTTCCGAACGGCTGTGAAGTTCTTATCCTTCATATAGCCGATCAGCTTGGCGAGTGCATTGTCAGAGAAGTTGCGTAGGATACCAGTGTCGATCTTGCCAGTCGCACTGTAACGCTGCAACTCATTGATGACTCGGCGCCAATCAGGAAAGTGAGACTTGATCACTTCGGCAACCACTGGCTTCTCGTATTCTACACCTTCAGTGTCAAGAATACCACACACTCGTTGCATGAATTGTTTTGCAAGAGATGGCAGTTCTGACTTTGGAATCTTGAACTTGATCACAGAGCAACGAGAATGAAGAGGCTCGATGATACGATCAACAAAGTTGCAAGTCAGAATAAACCCACAGTTGGCGCTGAACTCTTCCATAAAGTTACGAAGAGCTGGTTGTGTAGACTGTGGATTGAGATAGTCAGCTTCGTCGAGGATGACCATCTTTCTGCCACCCATGAGAGAGACAGAACTGGCAAACTGAGAGATGTCGTTACGCAACATGTCGATGTTACCATTCATCGAGCCGTTGATAACGATGTAGTCACATTGGAGTTCTTCGCACATGGCTTTGGCCACAGTTGTCTTACCAACACCTGCGGTACCAGAGAGAATGAGGTTAGGAATGTTTTTCTGATCGACGAACTGTTGAAATGTCTTCTTCAATTCGTCAGTCAGGATAGTGTCGGATACGGTCTTTGGGCGATACTTCTCGACCCACAAAAAATCTTCAAGCATAATATATCTCCGTCACAAAAAGCGGGCGATGCCGAAACACCGTCCATTCAAATCAAGCCTCGAACGCCGAGTTGGATTCAACAGCAATCCAATACTCTACGCTAGCGCCTTTCCAATGACTCAATCCCTTCGAAGAGATCGATACGTCATAAGAACCTGGAATCAACTTCATACAATCCGAACGGAATACCATGCGGAAGCGAGCTTCAGTTTCACCAACTTCGATGCTAAACGAATCGTTGCTAGTTCCACGTGTATCGACTGCTTGAAGCAAGATCTTGCCGTTCTTACCGACGATGGCAATCTCAGGCAACTGAGAAACCGCCAACGCCTTCATCACTCGATTGAGTGCCTCTTCTGAAATTAAACAGTTGACTTCAGGATTTGGCAACTCAATCTCGCGATCAGGAGGAACGATGATCAGCGAAGGATCAGTGACAGCGTACTGAAACCGATTGTTGCCTTCGATGAGTTCGACGTACGAATCCTTGATTTCAATTTCAGGATCATTAAACAAGGAGAGCGTGCCGATAAACCGTGAGAGGTCATATACGGCAAAACCCTTGTCGAATTCTTGTTTAATTGTTGCTTTCGCAAGAACAGATTTTGTACTCGAAATAGTACGGATCACATTTCCAGGCTTGAACATAATGTTCTTGTTAATAGCCGAGAAGTTCTTGAGTAATTGCAACGTATCATTATCTAATTTCATAATAAATCTCCATATGTTCGGAATATTCAATATACCAACGATTGTATTAATTGTACACCATTATTTGTTTTTACCGAGTGCTGTAGGATCTGCTGTTGCTGCAGCACCAATTCGTGCAATATCTGGTAGAGAGCCACCAAAGACATAAGAACCAACGTGCTTCAGTTCCATCCATGGGCAGAGCCACACTTTCATTCCAGCATTACGAACCCACTGACAGAACATATAGTCTTCAGAGAGATAGCGCTTCGAGTAGTCCTTCAATAAACCATTGTTCGGATCTTTGACAAAGTCTACAATCTCTTTCGCTTTTGCTTTCGGATTCTTTTTCAAGTATTCTTCAAGCTCGGCATTGATGTTCGTACGCTTATGATCGATCGGCGTATCGAAGTAAGCCATGATCTCGCGACTGCCGTCGAAGTGTTCTGTACGAACATGATCTGGCTTGTAGAACTGTTGAGGATATGCTTCTTGAAACTTCTCAAACGTTTGGCGGCGAATCATCATGAATCCAGTTCCAGATTCAAGCACTTCGACTGGTTGACCAAGAGCAATCTCTCGTGTTTCACCTGTCGGATTGAAGACGTAATCGCCGACAAACTTTTCGAGATCATTTGGATTCTCGTCAGCCATGCCCTTATCGACAGCAAGCTTGATCTTTTCCCAACTGATGCACTTCTTCGGATATGGACCAGCGATGATGTCGTAGTTATCTACTGTTTCATCAGGATTCTGAAGCGCCAGAAGAGCGATTACGTCGTTCGGATTAAATCCAATGTCTGAGTCGATGAACATCAAGTGCGTATCGCCTGAGCGCATAAACTCGTCGGCACAATAGTTACGTGCTCGAGTAATCAGTGATTCGTTGAAGAGAAAGTAGAATCTGACTTGGATTCCGTAGTGTGTGCAGAGAGCCGAGAGATCGGCAATCGAACGCGTAAACATACCTGCGCATTGGCCGCCATACATTGGTGTAGCGATGAAGAGCTTGCGCTTTCTGAGCTCTTCCATTGGAACATTAATTTCAATACCCATAATTAATCCTTAATCCTTATTTTCAGTATCATGAACGTGGAGTTGCATAATTGCGTAGTGGATAACCTTCATCAGGTCCTTTCGCCATTCAGCGGGATCACCCTTACGACCGTATCGTTGAGTGTACTTCATCATATTCCCGATATTGAAACCAGTCCCATGGCCAGCGTCAATGATGAATTCTGTTGCTTGATATTTATTTCGGGAATAGTGCTGCTCGTAAGTAGCATCGATGTAAGACTGGATCTCCTTCAGAGATTCGCCTTCATTGTATTTATACACACTCAGATGCTTCGCTGTAATTTCTGGAATAAAATTTGTGCGTGTGGCCGAAAGATTCTCTACTGCTTCAGTAATCGATATTGTATTATCATCGTGTTCATTCATTATATACTTACTTGTTTTCATGCAAAGAAATCCTCTAGAGTTGCGGGTTTGTTTTCAGATAGACCAGACCACTTGCGGCCCTGCCAATGTGGATAAGAATTTCGTGAAAGATGGACCGATTTTGGTTTTTCCATACATTCAAAGTCAAGTTCACCTCTCTCATTCAGAAGCGGATCAACCCATTCAATAAGGTTGACACTGCCCTGAGCACATAGCTTTCTCATCTCATCCTTAAAGACGAGTCGTGCTGTGTTGCGTTGATCCCATGATCCGTAGAATGGGGTGCCTTTATAGTATCCAGTCTTTGGAAGGACTCGCGATTCATGCTCGATAGGAAGCAACTCGTATGCAGAGACCTTTGCAAGATCGAGCTGAGAGAGTTGTTCATAGTATCTATTCGCCAAATCTCGTGTTGCCTGTTCGGGATTTGATTGACGACAAAGATGATGACGTACGTCGATGTTGCCAAAGTAAAACTCGGCGATCTCATGTTCAGGATTAATGAAAGAACTTAGTCCTTCTTTGAGTGCTCCGTGGAGAGTTTTAAAAGGAACAGAATTGACAAACCAACCGGGCCGATACATGCAAATAGCATGGCTATCACCTGCAACCACTTTGTTGACAACTTCTATCTCCTTTACTGTAATGGCAGTATCTTCGATCTTCTTTAGATTTTCCCAATCGACAAGATGCCAGAAAGGATGGATATCACCATCGAGTCGAGGCTTTAACATCTCACTGTACTTTGGATGATCGATCCATAATGAATAGACAGGAGCCTTTAGATTCGAGTAGAGAATCAACTTATCGATGTTACTATAATTTTTCATACCACCGAAAAGGTTTAGCGAGCCAAACCAATCATTGCCATGATAGACATAGACTCTATCAAATTGTGAAGAATCAGAATGAATGTTACCAGTAGCATCTATTCGAACCGTATCCTGATGAATGTTACCAGTACGATCGAGGTGGACGTTACCTAAACTGCTCAACTGCTCCGCATAGATGGCAGCCTGCGCTGCTCGATGCGAATGAATGTTGGAAGAAACAGGTGTGAATGGGGATGTGAGTAATATGTTCATATTATCCCTTATATATCAAGTTGCCTATATTGTACATCATTTTTTTGCCAATCGCGATAACTATTTACGCGATCATAGATTGTAGGATCATTCAATACTGGTTGTTTACCGACATTCCAAAACAAGATGTTTTTACCAGTATTCTTTGGAATATACTTCCAGACTTTCCCATCATAAGTATCGATCGATGGAAATGGTGGAAGATTCTCTGCCTTCTCGCTCTGTTGAAATGGCATTGGTTCAGAGATGACATCAGCACGACCGAGTTCGCCAGCTTTGAGGTTACGAGACACTGCAACCGAATGGAACTTGGCTTTTGGCCATGCGATCTGCATTGCACGTGAAAGTACACCAGTCGAGATGGCGACATAGACTTCATCAGGCGCTTCGATCTTCGATGCAGCCTTGACAATGCCAGCAGTGACGAGCTCGTGCTTCAAACCAAGAGGAACGAAGAAGGCATCTTCTTGAGAATCTGCCCAATCTTTGGCGATCTTGTTCAGATTTGGCATCGCAGCAATACGATGAAACTCGACATCTGCGCCTTGTTCGATGCAGCATGCTTGATGATGAGAGATTGTTTGCGATGAAGGCATGAACAACTTCACCTTCTTATTGTGTCGTTTGGCCACATCGAGAAGAGAAACACCTGCAAGTCCAGTACGAGGTTGAACATATACAATTGTCGATTGATTCATTTTAGAAATAAGACAATCACCACCTCGAACCTTTGTTCCTGTAATCAAATCATCTCGTACGCATCGAACTCCATCGTGTACGGTGACGACTGGATCAGGATAAGGATCTGTCCATGATTCTGCAAGACTCAGATAATATTCTCTGGCTTTTTCCCAACCATAAATGCCTACGTCTTTGTTCACGCCATCAGTGACGTGTTTATTATGCGCCATTCGTTAGCCGATCATATCTATTTGTTTTGAGAGACCATTCGATAGGATATACCCAATCATATGGGATTTGCATTGTCTGCGACTTTACGCCAAGCTTGACTGCCATATATTTATAATGCATACAGAGCTTGTCTTCGAGGTTCAAATAGTTGTGCGTATGAATGGGATTCGATGGATGTGCCTTCAAATAATCCATATGCTCGACTTGCATTTTCGCCGCGTCGTTCAAAGCAACATATTCGCCGAATTCGTTGATATCGTACTTACTCTTGCTCATGAGGTTCGGGCAATCGAATACCTGACTGAGTCCATCAAAGTAACCTGTACCACCGTGAAGGAACGAGTCAGGATCCACCCAATCGGGATGAGTCATCGCCACATGTCGAGCCGCGTTCTTGCAAGGATACATTGCATTACGAAAGCCAAACTCTTCGACGAAGATTGTATTCAACTTCTTGGCAAACTCCATCATCGTATATGGTCGATTGAGTTTTGAAAATAATCTTTCTGCATGTCTTTCTGCAAACAACGTAGGAACTTCACATAGCCAATCTTTTACACTCGTGTCTTTTGGATAATAGATTTGAAAAAGATCTGAGCGAGCATGACGTTCAGATATAAAACGAGTACGCATGGCTTCTGGACCACCAGATTGCCACGCTTTAAAAGTTTTCCAGTGTTCATTACTAAACGAGAAGATAAGACACGCTTCGAGTACAGTTTGAAAGTCGTCGACTTCTTTGATCTCATCAACGAACGGACATTCGTGCCAATGCATACGATGGCTAAACTGTTGATAGTTGTCACGAAGAAGTGAGTCACGACGCAAGTCATACTCTCGACAAAACTCAAAGAACTTTTCGGTTCTCTCTTCTTGTGTCCAATCTTTCATCCACGATTGCTTCGGCTTTCCTTTGTCGTCATACTCGACTTCGGCAATATTCGGATATTCAATATCAAATTCATGCTCACCGAGCAGTTGCGTTAACATATTCATTGACTTTTGCCTTATAGTCTGCTACGCTCATGCCAACTTGCTTGAGAACAGTATCATCGGATGGATGGTTTGTCATGCCGTTAAAAGTGCGAACTAAGCCCAGATCCAGCATCGCTCGCTGTCTTCCATATGGGTGATCTTTAATTCGGCAAGAAGACCAGACGGAATCAAAGCAAAGATGGTTGTATCCTGATCCTGGCTTGACATAGTTCTCGACCCATCGGATGAAGTCACAACAGACGTCTTCTGCATTGTAGGGATATGCGCCTGTATCATCATAAATCTTCTCCATCACCTTATCGAGGAACTTTTCTTTTTGCAACTTATCTGTGTTGTTTGCCAGATATGAGATACA